GATGGATCGCTCCAAGTGCGCATTCACCATGACCTACGCGCCACTTGGCGAGTTGGCACCAAGGCATTATTTGGGTGACGTGACTTCGTATCTGGAAGCCACGCGCCACGGGCCGGCGGTAGGTGGTGGGGCGCACCTGGGGGCGTTTCGTTTGCACGCAAACCAAGACTCCAATAAGGACAACCCGCGCCACACATTAGGGATTGTGGATTGGGAAATGTTTATGCGGTATGAATATCTTGGCGGCAACATTAATCGCGTAACCGCTGAAGATTGGGGGCGTACGGTTTTGCAAACCTACTGGGCTGAGATGGAGCGCAGACCGCAGTTGCGTTTATTTCACTCGCGTTTGTCAGCAGATATGGCGTTCAACAAACTTGCCAGCATGAGCGGATTTCTTCAGGATTACCACGCGTTGCGCATGAATCTTGCGCATTGATGCGCGAATGTGCTAGTGTCGGCCCCCAAATGGGGGTAGTGCCATGAAAGCCAAGCCGGTATGGGATAAAGCGCGTCCGAAGTCGTTGGGCAAAAGCGAACCGTTATCCAAAAAGGAGAAAGCCAGCGCTAAAGCCATGGCGAAATCCGCTGGAAGACCTTACCCAAACCTCGTTGACAATATGCGTGCTGCAAGGTCCAAGAAATGAGCAAGCAAGTACGAGATTCAGCCGGGCATTTGTGGCCTGAGATTGTCGGAAGGCTTGGCACAAACACCAACATCACCACATCCGATGTAAGCCAACAATCGCACGCCGCTGGCACTGGAGTGACGCTGATGCGGATTGCCAACGGATCAAATGCCGGTTATCACTGTCATTTTGAGGTAGGTGGCAATCCAACGGCATCCGAGTTATCACCGATCATTCCCGCTAATACGGTGGTTTATATTACCGTTTCGGCTGGCGATAAAGTGGCTGTCGTTGCAGAGCAAAACCACACTATGCGTGTTTCTATGACGGACATACTGCCATCATGATGAAAAAGACCAAAGCCGAGAAGAAAATCTCCAAAGTCATGCGCGAATACAAGGCGGGCAAGTTGCATTCCGGTAGCAAGAAAGGGCCGGAAGTGACAAACCCTAAGCAGGCCATAGCCATTGCGCTGTCTGAAGCCGGTAAAGCGAAGAAAAAGTGATGGAATGTCCTATTGAAACCAAAGACCCGGTTGCGAATCTAAAGCATCGCAATTGGGCGTTTGCCAATGTGGGTTACGGTCCCGCTAATCCTGAATTGCCTAACCGTGAATTCTGGAACGCCAAAGCCGAAACGTGGAACACGGACCTGGCGCAAGCCAAGTCAATGCGTTGCGGTAACTGCGCAGCCTTCATCCAAACGCCTGAAATGATTGAGTGCATTACAGGCGGTATGGAGGGTGAAAGCAAAGAAGAGAACGGCGAAGAAAATGGCGAAGAAAACGGCGAATCATACGAAGAAGGCGAAAGCGAAGAGAACGAAGACTTAGAGATGGCGGTGCAAGACGCTGCCGATCTTGGTTATTGCGAACTATTCCACTTCAAATGTGCAGCGGCACGCACCTGTGACGCCTGGTTGGTTGGCGGACCCATTACATCAATGGCGAACTCACGCCGCCAGCGCGAAGCCGTTGAGTTTCAACGCGTTAACTTTATGCGTGAGGAAGATTGATGATTAAGCGCGGGTCAGAAACGTTTTCTGGTTATAACAAGCCTAAGAAAACGCCGAATCATCCTAAGAAAAGCCACGCTGTATTGGCGAAATCAGGTGATGAGGTCAAACTGATTCGTTTTGGGCAACAAGGCGTTCAAGGTTCACCGGAAGGCACCAAACGCAACGAGGCATTCAAAGCAAGACATGCTGCGAATATTGCCAAGGGCAAAATGAGTGCGGCTTATTGGGCCAACAAAGTCAAATGGTGAACTATGGACGTTGAAATGAACCTTGCTACCGGCATCAAGTCCGGCGAACCTATGGACGAGACTGAAGTTCAAGCCATTGTTGCGGCTGAACTTGTTGACGCTACCAATTTCATTGATTTAGAGATTGGCAATCTTCGCGCCCGCGCCACGGAATACTATTTTGGCGATCCATTTGGCGATGAAGAAGAGGGGCGCAGCCAGGTTGTATCAATGGATGTGCGCGACACAGTGCAGGCCATTTTGCCGAGCCTCATGCGCATTTTCTTCTCATCCGAGAACGTTGTTCAGTATGTGCCGCGTAGCATGGAAGATGCGCCGATGGCAGAGCAGGCCACGGACTATGTGCGCTATATCTTGAACGAAGACAACAATGGCTTTGTGCTGTTTCACTCCATCTTCAAGGACGCCTTGGTGCGCAAGACAGGTGTTTGCAAGTGGTGGGTTGATGAGCACATTGAAATCAAGAATGAAAACTACACGGGACTTGATGATGCGCAACTGTCGTTGATTCTTGGTCAGGAAGGCGTTGAGATGGTTGACTTAATGTCTGCCGAAGACCCTTCAGCACCGCCGCCCGTGATTGATCCATTAAGCGGCCAGCAACTGACGCCAACCGTGATGATTCACGACGTAACCGTGAGCCGCAAAGTCATCACTAAGCGTTTCCGCGTTGAAAGCCTGGCACCTGAAGAATTTATCGTTGACCGTAGAGCGCGAACGCTCGAAGACGCAGACATTGTGGCGCATAGGAAGCTTGCCACCGTGTCTGAGCTTGTTGCCATGGGCTATGACCAAGAGTTGGTTGAGTCCAACACAGGCGAAGACGAACTTGACACAAACATTGAGCGCATTGCGCGTAATCCCGCACAAATGATGTTTGGCGAATCCGCCAACAATCCTGCGCAACGCCGTGTGCTTTACACAGAAAGTTATATAAGGCTTGATCAAGACGGTGATGGTGTGGCGGAACTTCGCAAGATTTGCACCATGGGTCCGTCCTACAAGATTGTTGCCAATGATCCGGCTGATGATGTGCCTTTTGCTTATTTCTGTCCTGATCCTGAGCCTCACACACTTTTTGGTATGTCCACGGCTGATGTAACCATGGACATTCAGCGCATCAAGTCAGTGATTTTGCGCAATATGCTTGATTCATTGGCGCAATCCATTCATCCGCGCACAGGCGTTGTTGAAGGCCAGGTCAATCTTGACGACGTGCTGAATAACGAGAACGGCGCCATTATTAGAATGCGTGCGCCGGGTATGGTGCAGCCGTTCACCACACCATTTGTTGGCGGTCAGGCATTCCCGATGATGGAGTACATGGACCAGGTGAAAGAGGCACGCACTGGCATGTCCAAAGCCTCCATGGGTCTAAATGCCGACGCACTGCAATCGACAACTAAGTTGGCGGTACAAGCCACCGTTCAAGCCGCGCAGCAACACATTGAGTTGATTGCTCGCGTGTTCTCTGAAATCGGCATGAAGCGTTTGTTCAAAGGTTTGTTGCGTTTGATTACGCAGCATCAAGACAAGCCACGCGTCATTCGCTTGCGCAATCAGTGGGTGCAGATCGACCCACGCGGTTGGGATGCCTCGATGGACGTAAGCGTGAACGTTGGCCTTGGTACGGGCGGCATTGATGAAAAGATTCAATTCTTGCAAGCCATTGCCGGCAAGCAAGAACAGTTACTCCAAACGCTTGGGCCAAACAACCCCTTAGTCACCATGGGTCAGTACGCAAATACGCTCACCAAGTTAGTTGAGATGGCGGGATACAAAGACTCGTCGCAGTTTTTTAACCAATTGCCGATGGATTACGCACCGCCACAGCAACCACCGCAACCCGACCCAACGCAAGCCTTGGCGCAAGTTCAGATTCAATCGATTCAGGCTGACATTCAAAAGAAAGCCGCCGAGCTTGCCCTTGAGCGCGAGAAGATGATCCGCGCTGATGACCGTGAGCGTGATCGTATAGCGCAAGATGGCATCCTGAAACGCCAGGAAATGGAGTTAAAGTATCAAGTTAACTTGGCGGCAACACAGGCAGAGATTGACGCCAAAGTGGCAATGGATCGTGAACGGATGCAAATGCAAGCCATCAACCAAGCCCAACAAGCCGTTACAGCGGCGCAACCCATGCAATGACAAACGACGAAAAAATACGACGCGCACAGGAAGCCGAACGAATTATCAACTCCACGCTTTATCAGGAAGCGTGGCAGCAGATTAGAGAGTCATTGTTTGAAGAGTGGACGCACTCGGAAGATGCCAAGCATCGAGAGGCAATCTTTCATGATTTTAAAGCCATGGACCGTCTTCAGACCTACTTTGGAAGCGTGATAACCAGCGGTACGTTGACCCGCATGGCGGCTGATCGCCAACGGAAACTGACCAAAACTTGATGGAGCGCAATAAATGAGTGAGAATTTAGCAACCGTTGAAAGCGAAAGCACAGCGGGGATGACGGTGGCGGAAGCCGCCAAAGC